TTTCTACTGTCCAACTCGATCCTGTACCAACAATAAAATTAGAATCTGTTGATGCTAATCCGGAAAATACTGCTAAATCTGCATCATAAGCTTGTACTGTAGTCCCAATATCCGCACTTTTAAGTATTGTGGAATCATAGGACTGTACAGTAGAATCTATATCAGCATCAACAAGTATTGTAGCATCATAAGCCTGTATTTCAACACCAATGTCTTGGGAGGTTAATGGAAAAGAATTATAATTATCGGCCGTAGAAGGCATTATTATAAAATTAGTATTATCAATATCAGCTTCATTTTCAAGTTTTTGTCCACCAAGTCCACCACCAGCTTCCAACAAAATAAAAACACTTGCGGCCACAGCTGCGGCTGCCGCCGAACCCGATGCTTGAGTCATTGCTAATACGGCAGCTAAACTCTTTGTTGCAATAGTACCTAAACCCATTTTTGTTCTAGATGTTGCTGCATCACGATTATACCATTTAGCATCAGAACTATTAAAAATAAGAAAATCATTATCTGCAACGGTTGCACTATCTATAACAGTATCTTGTAAATTTTTTAATGTAGTATTATGATCAAAAGCCATCATTACTGTTGCAAAATCCTTTGATGCAATAGTTCCTAATCCCTTTTTTAAAATTTTCTCAGTTTTATCTCCATAACTATTTTGATTCTGCGTCATTGCAAGAACACTAGACAAACTATGTGTTGCTATTGTTCCTAATCCTGATTTTAATATATTATTAGTAGCAGATGAGTATTTTGCGGAGGCAGAACCTGCGGCCATAGATAATACACTTGATAAACTATGTGTAGCAACAGTACCTAATCCCAAAGTTAATCTCTGTGTAGTAATATCTGGATCATCGAGAAGTGCCTTTCCTGCGGCAGTCAAATCAAATGTTGATGCGGTTCCCGATCCAGTAAATTGAATACCTTTATTGGCGGCAGAAGTCAATCCGGCTATTGCCGCAAGTTCAACATCATATGCTTGTACTGTAACACCAAGATTGGTAGTATAAAGACCATTAGTAACAGTATCAGCATTTCCGGTTACATCACCTTCAAGATTTGCAACAATAGTTCCTTTTGTTCCAGAAGTAACTTCTGAAGTTATTGTTGCATCTGGTATAAAAGTTAATTTTCCTTCTGAATCATCATATCCAAGAAATGCGGTTTTTGCTGCAGATCCTGTGTGATATTGCATTGCAAGACCAACATCTTTATTTGAATCTGCGGGGAGTGCTCCACCGCCACTTGCAGTTTGAAGGGTTATGATTGGATCCACTACTGTCATTGTAGTACTATCTACAGTAGTGGTAACACCTTGTACAGTTAAATTTCCTGTTAGTGTTAATTGATTGAAAGTGGGATTACTAGTTGTACCTAGCCCTATAGATGAAGCAAGATTTGACCCCTGTTCATTTACCCATTTAGAAGTGGCTGAATCATAGGTAAGTAAATCACCATCTGAAGTACTGGTAAGATTAACATCGTCCATTGCGGCCATAGTAAGACCAGAACCAACGATATAACTTGCTGTCTGCCAAGTACCATCACCCCTAAGATATTCATCATTAGGAGCGGAGGCTAAATCTATAAATTCATTTTCTAAATAGTTTTTGTCCGTAAAAGTTACTACCTTGCCAACGGTCATCTATTAAATCTCCTATCATTTGTAGCCAATTTTCATTAACTCAGATATTGTCTTCGATGCACTTTTATGATGGACCCCTAGACCGCCGGCCGACTTAAATTCTCTAATATTTCCTATGTGATCATCTATTAAAATATTTGGTCTTCCGTCTCTACCATCTTTTGCAAAATTCTTTTTATTCTTTCGTATAACGGCATAAATTCTATCGGAACTAACACCAAACCATCTTTTCATAAATCTCATTTTATCCTTTGTTGCACGCTTCGAAATAGCACCCCTTGATGATCTTGGAATAGCAGTTAGAATAAAAGGATTATATTTTCCAATAAAACCCCATAACTTTTTTGCATCGGGCATAGGTTCTAATTGTAAGAAAAAATCATCAGGTAATTCCGGCCATCGATCATCATTAAATGTGCCACCGATCATATCTTCTATACCCTTTTCAAAGTCTGCTAACACTCCATCCATATCACAATAAATTTGTGGGGTATCAAATTCTATTAAATAATGTTTAAACTTTTTATCCATCTATACCTTATAAAAATAAATAGTAAATTCGGCATTATCTTTCATATATCCTTCAACAATTTCAATTTTTCTATGATCAAATGTTTTTAACCATTTTACTATTTCTTCTGATTTATAAGACATGTAATTATCATCATCATAAGGATAATTTAACATATTAAATATGGTACCCTTATTTGATGACTCTATCATCTTTTTAATAGTAAATTTAGTATGTTTCTCTTTTAATCCTATATTAAATACTCCAGATGCGATAGCCCAGTCAAACGTTTTATCTTTTAAGTCTTCTATTGTACCACATATTGTAGGAATTTTAGATTCAATTAAATCAATTGCTTTTTTATTTGGATCAATTCCTAGATAATTGCCTTTCCATCCTTGATTTTCTAAAAAATAATATAGATGTGCAACACCACAACCAACATCTAAAATGGAATCATTACTATCTATACCGGATTCATATATTTTAGTGTTTCGAATAAGTGAATTTTCACTACCATCCATCCAACCAACAACTTCTGGTTGATTTTTACTATAATGACTAGCATAATTTGAATAAACAGATTGTACTAAAGCTTCTGTTCTTATTTTTGTATCTAAACTTATAGATTTTATGTTTATTTCTTTTTTAATAAAATCTTTAAAATTTTTCATATTATTACATCCAAAACGGTGTTTCATCAAACAAATCCCGTTTGATAGAAAAACTAGTAGAACAACCACATGTTCCCGTGGCTTTTGGATTTTGAAATCTCGGTCCCGGGGCCGATAAATCTTTAGACCAATCAATTTCAAGTCCATCTACAACTAAATGACTCTTCTTGTCTATTACTATTGGCATCCCCTCAGATTCAAAAACTAAATCCATTTTAGATGGTTGTCCAAATGTTAAATTATATTCATAACCCGCACAACCCCCGCCTTTAACGGCCACTCGTAGTGGAACATCATCATTTAAATCTTCATCTTCACGAATTCTCCTGAAGTTCTTTGCTGCAAGTTGAGTTAAACTAATCATCCGTTTTAGGTATCCTATATTTCAACAAAGGTCTATCATTAATTGTAATATCACCTTTTTCATTTTTTCCTATTTTCTTAACTGTGACCTTCTTGTTTTTAAATTTTCCTCCAAGAACAACATCACCAACTTTTATAGGAACTTTAATTTCTTCCGTTTTTGCTCTTTTTGATCCAACTAATCTACTTTTCTCTGCTCTACCTCTATTAATACTTTGATCTTCCATTCCTATTATTTTACGACCCTTATGGGATGCATCCAATTTATCACCATTACCATAAGTACCCTTCTCACGATTATATCTATTCAATTCTGAACGATATTTAATTCTCTCAGGTGAAGATTGAAATTTCTTGTACTCTCTCTTATAATCTCTTGCCTCTTCAATATCCTCTTCAAATGATAATATCTTATCTCTTTTTCTTGGATCCAATTTAATATTTTTAATCTTGAATCTCATCTCTAGACTTTTCTTCTTTCTTTCATCAGAAGCCATGCGATCTAGATTGTCCCAATAGTGTTGCATCTGTGTAACCTTTTGTTTTGATGTCATTACCCGTTCATCAAGAGGATCATATTCTGCAACAATATTAGCAAACTGTCTTAACATAGTCAATTTTTGCTGCCATTTTAGGGGATCGAAACCCTTATTCTGTATTTTTACTAATGCGGCCAATGCATGATCTTTTGATACATTTAACTTCTTAGCAATCTGTTTTACAGCATCTTCATATTGTTTAAATGTTATCATTTATCCTCTATGTCATAGTTAAATGCCTTTGTATGACTTTTTGCTGGTTTGGCCATAGGTCTAAGATAAACATGAAACATCATTTCTCCACTCGGAGTAGGGAATTTGAATGCAAAGTTTTTCTTAGTTTTCATCTTATAATCATCAGTTGCATTAACAGGAAATCTAGCAAGTTTCCGTTTCTTGATTTCATCACTAACTGCTTTATCCATTTTATCGTTTAATGAACCATTAACTAAAAATCTACTAAAAGTTTTCACTATCTATCTCCACGTTTTCTCATTGTTTTTGCACGTGCTCTTGCCATTTTTTTTCTTTTACCACCTAATTTACGCGCAACCTTTTTCATGGCTTTTTCGCGTGAACGAACCTCTGAACGTTTCATTTTCACTTCTTTACCGCCTACATTTTTATAGCCGGTTTTAGAACTTTTTCGGAGTATCTTTTTCTTACCTGCTCTATACACCACCGTTCGTTTAAGAGCCTCTACAATTTCTTCCTTTAATTCTTTAAAAGTTTTCATGTTAATCCTTTAAAAACATACCTGTTGCGGCTGCGACTAAAGTGCCAACGATACCGCCGACAACAATAATCATACCCATTAGTTTTGACTTGTACTGATCTAAACGATCAATACGTTCTTCTATTTCTTTTTGCATTATATAATTCTTATCATGTAAATCGCCAATACGAGTATGAAGAATTTTAAATTCTTCTGCCATACTGGAAGTATTTCTAAGTGAGCTCTCTTGATGAGTACTCAATTTAATTATCTGTACTGTGAGATTTTGAAGTTTGTCTGCTGTGAGATCCAGTTTTGTGAGGAGTGCTTCTATCTGTTTACCTCTCACTTCGTTCTCTCTCTTTAACAGACCGACTTCGAGCTTCACAGAATGAAGTTGATCATCTTCTGATGCCATATTTGTACTTGCTATTTAAGTTGTTAAATTCTTCCGCCATATTTAAGATATAGCATTGCCCCGTTTTCGGAATTTTTCAATATAATAGGAGACTTAGGATTTTCTCTTCCATACTGTCTGATGGCTTCTCCTAGTTTATCATTTCCTACATATTTCTCATATCGTGAATATCTAGATTTACCCATTCTTGCATTCCAAAACTTATCAGGGGAAACAACAAATACTTTCTTGCCTGCAAATTCTTCCGTTTTAACTTTTGCGTTTTTTCTATTTTTCTTCTTTTTCCATACTGTAGTATCATCTCCTGTTCCTACTACTTCTGTTCCTGTTGCGTTAGCAGGAGCTTCTTCATTTAATTGTTCACTAATCACTTCAAATGCCGATTCAAATCCACGTAAACTCAATCGTCCCCCACCAATTCCGGCCTCCACATCTTGTATCCGTGTCTCTTCATTTTCATACTTATCTTTATATTGTCGTAATTTCTTTTTATCTATTCTCCATCCCGTAACTAAAGTATCATTTCTCTTTTTATTGTAAATAAGTTTAA